ATAAATGAAATGAGTTATAATCTTTGTGATGGTGGACATGGTGGGTTTGGGTATATAAATCGAACAGGTTTAAGTAATTTACATAATCAAGCTAGTTTAGGTGGAAAAGCTGCGGCTAAATTACATCCACAAGGAACTTTTGGTGGAAAAAAACATACAGAAGAAACAAAACAAAAAATATCAATTATTAAAAAAAATAACAAAGCTTTTCTAGGAAAAAAACATACAGAAGAAACAAAACAAAAAATGAGAGATTCTAGAAAATTTAAAAATATAGGAATAACAAATTCACAGTATGGTAGTTATTGGATAACGGACGGATTTAATAATAAAAAAGTATCCGACAATCATATACCTGATGGTTGGATTAAAGGTAGAAAAAATATATAAATAATTAATATCAGTGAAGTGTTACGGTAGCACATCGGTCTCCAAAACTGAGGGCGAGGGTTCGACTCCTTCCACTGGTGCCATTTTAATCATGAGGAAAATATGAAAGTTCTTGTTATTGGTGCTGGTATTACAGGAATAACGACTGCATATAGTCTAGCGAAACGTGGCGTTGATGTTACAGTAATTGATGAAGAAAACTATCCTGCTATGAAAACTTCATATGCTAATGGTGGTCAGTTATCAGTTAGTAATAGTGATGTGTGGACTACAGTTCCTAATTTGATTAAAGGTATGAAGTGGGCATTTACTAAAGATGCACCGCTTCTTATGAATCCTTCTCCTTCCATTGCTAAGTACAATTGGATTGCTAAATTTATTATGCAATCATTTACTGGAAATGCAGTTGAAAATACTATCAAGACTGCAGAGATAGGTTTACAGGCTCGTTGGCTTTATAATAGGATTGTGGAAGAAGAGAAAATTCAATTTGATTTGAAAAAGAAAGGCATTCTTCATTTCTATAAAAACGAAGAATATTTCGAAGCAGCAAAGAAAAGTTGTGAAGAAATATATTGGAGGATTGGTGAAGAAAGAAGTATCTTTTCTAAGAAACAAGTTCTTGACATTGAACCTTCTTTGAGTTATGCTTCTGGAATTATTGGTGGTACGTATACGCCGTCTGATATGACAGGAGATATCCACAAGTTTTGTGTTGGTATGGAGAAAGTTCTTAAATCAAAATATAATGTTAAGTTTATGTACGGAAAATCTGCAAAACCTACAGATGCAGATGTATATGATCATGTTGTTCTTTGTGCTGGTGTAAAAAGTGCAGAATTTTCAAAAAATATTGGAGACCCACTTGACATTTATCCAGTAAAGGGGTATAGTATTACACTAGAAGTTGGTAATGGATGGGAAGATGCACCTATGGTAAGTCTTCTTGATGATGAAGCAAAGATTGTAACATCACGATTAGGTTCAAGATTTAGAGTAGCTGGTACGGCAGAGCTTGCTGGTATTAACTATGATATTCGTAAGGACAGAATTGATCCACTGGTAAAATGGGTGCGTAAGAATTTCCCATATATATCTACAGAACACACTAATCCTTGGGCTGGTTTGCGTCCTATGACACCGACTATGCTTCCAGTGGTTAGAAGGTCTAAAGTGAAAAATATATGGTATAATACAGGTCATGGTCATTTGGGGTGGACACTAAGTCCTGCAACAGCCGAAATGATTACTGAGTTGATAATTGGAGGATAGCGAGCAAGGTGCTCAAAGAGTCTTGAAAACTCTGCCACCGCAAGGTTGATGGTTCGATTCCTTTATCCTCCGCCACTTTAATATGGAGAATGATATGATTCTTTCTAGTTTTTACAATTATGAGCGTAACCGTAGAGCAGAAATTATTAAATGTGATGATGGTTATCATGTTAGATTATTCATTGATAATGTATTAGAAGAAGTTCGTGATGTTACTAAGCACAGTTTGCATTATGCAGAAGATTGTGCAGAAAATTTCGTAGAAGGCATTTTTGATATTGACACCTTTAAGAAAGTAGTTTAATATACTGTTTATGGATCAGTTCAGCAACCTAACAAAAATCTTTCGCAAAAAAAGACCCAAGTTGATCCAGTAAAATTTAAGATTGACCTTCCAGCAAACCTCATTTTATCGGTCTAGTAACTTTGTTGTTACGTATAATTGTGTCCATGTGGCATAATTTAAGTGGTTATGTTTCGATAGAATCCACTTTAAAAAATGAAAGTAGAAGTCAATCTGTTATAAGTATTAAGTTTTAGGTTTCCTTCAGCAAACATTCTAGGATAATAAAAACTGCCTTTTACGTGGTTTTTTAGCTGGTTCAAACCCAGCAAAAAGTGAAACCTGTAGAGTTTTAGGATTGTTACAGCATATATGCACTTGACTTGTAATCAAACCTGCAAAGGGCAATCCTGATGAGTTAGAGTTTAAGGGTCAGTTCAGCAACTATAAAAAATCTTTTTGCATACAAAAGACCAAAGTTGACCCTGTTGAATAAAGGTTAGATACAGCAAACAGCTGCATTTGAAAGCGTGATAACAGCGCAGGCGGTAGAGCGAAGGCATTTGCCTACTGGATGGTCGTGGTTCCTGCGGGGACTGCATAATAACCTGACTTGTTGTAGTCTTGTATTACAATCTGAGTGGTGTACCATAATGATGCGACTAACCTGTTGAGTTGACAATAATTAGAGAGTATATTAATATAATATTTCATTGTCGGTCCTATGTGTGATTGATAATGTATTTATAAGAAACGTTAAGATTGATAACAGCAAAGGAGATATAAAATGACTACTTTTACAGAAGCAGTGAAAAATCAATCTGAAAGAACAACTAATGGAATGAAAGCTCGTAAAGATACAGGTAATGCATTAACATCACTTTTCTTCAAAATCGGCGCTATGCGTGGTCAAAATGTAATTCCTGCTTGGACTGCTGCTTATGTTCAGGACAAGGAGCTTGCAACTCGTATTGCTCTTTGGGCTCGTGACGTTCGTGGTGGTGCTGGCGAACGTAAGATCTTCCGTGATATCCTTGTTGATATGGCAAACACTGATCGGGTTCGTGCATCTGATGTGATGCGTAAGGTTCCTGAGCTTGGTCGTTGGGATGATCTGCTTGTACTTGTTGGTACTCCTATGGAGGAACAGGCATTCTATATGATCCGTATTGCTCTTGAAGACAATATGGGTCTCTGCGCAAAGTGGATGCCTCGTCAGGGTGAAGTAGCTGTGAAGCTCCGTAAGCACCTTGGTTGGACTCCTAAGTTCTATCGTAAGCGTCTGGTTGAATTGACCAAGGTTGTCGAAACTCAGATGTGTGCTAAGGATTGGGATAATATCAATTTCAATAATGTTCCTTCTGTTGCTTCTACTCGTTATAAGAAGGCATTTGCCCGTCATACCGATAAGTATAAGGAGTGGACTTCTGCTCTTGTTTCTACCGATCCAGAGGTGAAGGCTTCTGTTAAGGTCAATGCTGGTGCAGTGTATCCTTACGATATATTAAAGGGTGTAATTACTCATTATCGTATGGATTATAACAAGTCCAATCTTGATCATATTACTGCCCAATGGGATGCTCTTCCCAACTATGTTGGTGATGCAAACATTCTTCCTTTGGTTGATGTTTCTGGTTCAATGACTTGTCCTGCTGGGAGATATAATAGTAAGTCTGGAACTACTTGTCTTGATGTTGCTGTGTCTCTTGGTTTGTATCTTGCTGATAAAAACACTGGTAAGTTCAAGGATACATTTCTAACTTTCTCTGCCAATCCTGAATTGCTTCATCTTAAGGGAAATATTGTTCAAAAGATTGAGCAAATGGTTGGGTCTAATTGGACTATGAATACTGATTTGCATAAGGCTATTCATAAGATTCTTGGGGTAGCAGTTGCTGGTGATGTTCCTCAGTCTGAAATGCCAAAGATTCTTTTGATTCTTTCTGATATGCAATTTGATTCATGTGCCACTTATGATGATTCTGGTATTGAAATGATTGAGCGTAAGTATGCTGAGTCTGGATATGAAGTTCCTAAGATTGTTTTCTGGAATCTCAATTCTAATGATAATGTTCCTGTGAAGTTCGATAAGAATGGAACAGCACTTGTTTCTGGGTTTTCTCCTTCCATTCTAAAGGCAGTTCTTGCTGGTGGCATGGAAGAATTTACTCCAGAGGCTATTATGATGAAGGCAGTCATGAATGAGCGTTATACTTTCTAAATATTAGGGGGGAAACTCCCTAATATGGACCTAAACGAGAGTAACTGAGACAACTCGTTGCACTGCAGAATTGCTGGTAAAACCGTTAAATTCCTTCTCAGGATTTGCATTTAGCAGGGGTCCATTTTATTTTTTGGGAAATCAATTAGATTGTTGAAATTCTGCAATTTATAAATACTCCAAGAAACGGAGTATTAAAATGTGGAAATGTAAACACTGCAATCAAGAATTTGATTTTAATCGTACAACTGAAAAAGGTAATCATAGTAAACATTGTGAGAAAAATCCTAATAGAAAAGTTTCGTATGATAAAATAAGCAAATCTAGTGATAAAAGATTTGGAACTTTCATAAAATTTTCTGTTATTTGTAAATCTTGTAATAATGAATTTGAAGTTGAAGAAAGAAAAAATTTATTCCCTTCTAAATCTCAATATTTTTGTTCAAGAAGTTGTGCCAATAGTATTGGTGGTAAAGCCAAATCTGAAAAATATCACTATGATGAGGTAGCTACATATGTTACTATTGCTTGGAGATATCATGAAAGAAAATGTTTAGTATGCGAAGAAGTTAATGTTGTAGCTGTTCATCATTTAAATGAAAATCATAATGATAATAGACCAGAAAATCTTGTTCCATTATGTCCGACACATCATCAGTACATGCACAGCAAACATAAATACCTTATAGAAGATAAGGTACTAGAATATGTAAATACTTGGGGTAGGCTCAGGGCAAGCAGGAATCCTTTGCAAGGAATCTGAGGTGGGTTCGAGTCCCACTTACTCCACCATTACTTTATACGGGGAAGTGAGTCCAGAGCGGTTATGGCAAGGTCTGCAAAACCTTTTTAGGTGGGTTCGACTCCCATCTTCCCTTCCAAAAACAGGTTATAAAATGAATACTGAAAAACTATTGAAAAGAAAAACAGAATTGTTTGCTCCAATTGAGCAACAAATTTTAATGACTGATGAGCCAAATGATTTGCTTCTTCTTGCATCTAATATGTGCGAATCATCCTGTAGAATATTTTTAAATCATTTTACAGAAGAAGAAACTAAAAGTTTGATTAAAGAGTTATTACGTATAACTATTAATGAAAAAAGAGGGGATTTTTGATCCCCTCTTTTAATTTATTATGCTGCAATATCGTCTTCAACAGTTGTTGCATCAGGTGCAATATCGTCTTCAGTTGATTCAGTATCGTCTTCAGTTGATTCAGTATCATCTTCAGTTGATTCAGTATCATCTTCAGTTGATTCAGTATCATCTTCAGTTGATTCAGTATCATCTTCAGAAAATTCTTCATCTGAATCAACAGTATAATCTTCTGTAGAAAGAAATTCTACAGTATCTTCAAGTTCAGCAAGGCGCTTTAGAATTGTATTGAGAGTATCGTCGATGCTTGGCATAGAAATCTCCTCTAAATGACATAATATAAATCACTATCACTCAAATATATTTAGAATTTTAATGTTACAATTGTGTGAAAAAACAATCAATTATTAAAAATAATTTTAATAATTTACAAATTCTTTAAACCCTAAAAATTGTTCTTTTTGTATAACAGTTTTTATTTCTTCATCATTTTTAGGAACAATTTTAGAAAAATGTTTTATTTTTCCATCATATAATTTATGAAGTGAAGAGTTATCAAGAACATCGACATGGATCATTTCACGAGATACTTTTATATCCATTTTGGTCTGAATTGGTCTTATTATAATTAATTCGTCTGATGGTACATATGCTGATTGAAAAATTGTACGCATCTGTCTTGGTTTATTTTCAATTCTAAACACATTATATTGAAAATCGTCAGTCATTTTGCTGGCCAATCCTTCAAGCATTTCTTTAGCATCTTTAGCATTTTTTGTTGTTTTTAATGCTTGTTCCATACGCATTTCACTAGATTTTCTCCAAATATCTTGTTGTTTTTTAACACCACTTTGAAATCCAGCCCATGGCAATTCGATACCATGATTTGTACGGGAAATAACTTCCGACTTTGGAATTTCTTTTATAATACTATGATATTCGCCTTTACCTTGATCCATTTTAGCAGCCTCTACGAGAACTAACTTTTCTGGTGTACAGCAAAAAATAAACCCTGTCATTTTTTGTTTTACTAAAAATTCTGCAGCTTCTTTTGGATCGGTCATATGTAATGCTTTTTCTATATCATCGCCATCTTTTGCATTTGATTCACCAAGAAGGGTAGGGGTTAAGCTTGTTGTGATAATGACAAGACCTTTATAGTTCATACCTTCTCTGTATTTTGTTTCAAAATCATACATGAAAAATATTTCGCCAACTTTTTTGGTTTTATAGTCTTTAAAGGAAACTTCGGAAACGTAATCTTGATCACGATTTTTAGCAATGACCCATCCTTTTCCTTTAAAATATTTGGCGACAGCTGTACACATCTATGATATCCTTGTTATGGCTATAAGATATTTATATAAATATGTATATCATGTGAGAATGAAGGAAAATAATATGAATACTATAAAAAGTGCTGTGTTTGATTTAGAAGGTGATGACCTCGATCTTATAAATGATATTAATAGAAAATATGTCAGCACTGGTCTTACATATGGATGGAAAGCAAATAATAATAGATCATATGATCAGGGCCACTGGAATAAATTAATTGTACCAAATAGTACTCGTTTTCCATGTGATCATAATCAAACATCATATTTAAATAATCATCCAGAAATTAAAAATATATGGGGAATTTTACAGGCAACTGTTGGTTCTAGAGGATTTTATAGAACATATATTAATGGTTATACTTATGGAACTGAAGGGTATGCTCATCAAGATGATGTTTGGATAAAAGAAAAATATGGATCAACTGCTCTTTCTGAAACAGCAGTAATCTATCTTAATAATAAATGGCATATAGATTGGGGTGGTGAAACAGTTATATATAGTGATATGAAAATTGATAATGCTGATAATGAAATTGTTGTTTCTGTTCTCCCAAAAATGGGAAGAATATTTATATTTGAATCTACAGCATTACATGCAGCCAGACCACTTTCAAGATCATGTCCTGACTTAAGAAGTGTTCTTGTTATTAAAACAATTGATCCTTCTGTTGTTTCTCCATTAGTTAATTTTATTTCTGACTTAACGTTCAAAGTCAAACATAGTGGAAAATCGTTTTTTGAACATCTTTTTGGAACTATGTTAAATATAGAACATAAAAATAGAAACGTTTCGGATGATGTTCTTTTGGCTGGATTGTATCATTCTGTATATGGAACAGAGTACTTCAATTATAATAATCCAGAGATAACCAGAGAAATAATTCAAAAGATGCTTGGCGAATATTCTGAATATCTTGTATATGAATTTTGTAATATGAAGTACAGAGTGAATACTTTGATGACTAATTCTAATGATTATTATCCTAAAGCCTTAAAAGATTTAATCATGATTGAAATTGCTAATCTTGAAGATCAAAATTCTAACTTTGTTTTTGACACACAGATAAAAGAACTAAGAAAAAAACTTAGTACAATTATTATTTAAATAGGTTTTTGCTATGATACTTGATTGCTTTATGTTCACCAATGAATATGATATTCTTGAAGGTAGATTAGAATATCTATATCCAAAAGTTGATAAATTTATCATTATTGAGTCTGATATTACTCATAATGGAACAAAAAAACGTTTAAATTTTCTTGATAATATTAAGCGTTATACAAAATATATGAGTAAAATATTTTATTATCCTGTTCATATTAATCCAGATCACTATGATTTTACATTAAAACCTGATGATCCGGCTAGTAGAGATACAGGATATTGGAAAGTTGAAAATTTTCAAAGAAATTATATACAAAATGCCTTGAATTTTTTTGATGATGATGATATAGTTATGATTAGTGATGTCGATGAAATTCCATTAAAGAGTGCTATTGATATTGCTTTAGTTCATCTTGCTCCCGATAATCCTTTTATTGGATTTAAACAAGGAATGTTTTTTTATAATTTCAATCAAGTACAACAAACTCCATGTTATGGAACCGTTCTTTGTAAAAATTACACAGTGAAAGATGTTTCACCTCAGTGGATAAGAGAACATAGATGGGATCATCAAATTCCATTTGTAGAATTTGGTGGTTATCATTTAAGTTTTTGGGCAACACCAGAAAAAATTCAACAAAAAATAATTATTGCTCCTCATCAAGAATTTAATAATGAAAAAATTAGAGATTTGGACAATATTCGTCATAATATGATTATGGGGAAAGATATATATGAGAGAAAAGGTAAAGTACTTTTACCTGTAGATAGAAATACAATTGATCCAGAAGTATTGACTATCTTTGAAAAGTATGAGATAATAATTTAGAATTAAATGCGTTTGTGACGGAATTGGTATACGTATCAGTCTTAGAAACTGAGTTTTGGGGGTTCGAGTCCCTTCAAGCGCACCAAAAAATTAAGGAAAAAAATGTCATATAATGATGAGTATAGAAGAACAAAAATGTTTAATAAAGCTGAATCTGCTTTTGAAGTAGCTAAGGTTATTATTATTCTTTTTTGGATGCCTGTTATTGCATTGACAATTCTTGCTTTTGTATTGGATTGGCTCTCTTAGTTAAATGGTATAACAGTTGATTAGTAATCATCTATTGGCAGTTCGATTCTGTCAGAGAGCACCAAAAAATATTTGACATAATTTTTTGATTGTGTTATAGATAAGATAATGAGTAGGCTGCAGAGACGGTGGACTGCACTAGACTGTAAATCTAGCCTCTAAGAGCGTTGTGGGTTCGAATCCTACCCTACTCACCATTTTTAAAAGGTTGTTATGAAAAAAATTGCTTTATTTCAAAATCATCCTGAGTGTTCTAAACAATGCTGTAATGGTATTACTAAATCATTATCTTATAATTATGAAATAAAGTTATTTACTGTTGATGATGATCTAGACGAGGTGTTAAATGACGTTGTTGCAGTATGCTTCCCCGGTGGTATTGGTGATAGTGACAGCTATCACGATTTCTTTACACGTACTAAAGCTAACAAAATCGCAGCGTTTCTTGCTAGAGGTGGTAGGTATATCGGCATTTGCATGGGTGCTTATTGGGCTGGCTCTAGATATTTTGACATACTTGACAACGTAGACGCAGTACAATATATTAAACAACCAACTGCTATTGTTAAAAGATCATATGGTACTGTAGCATTTGTGTTTTGGGATGATCTTCCCTATCATATGTTCTTTTATGATGGGTGTACATATGTTGGTGATGGTAAGTATAAAACTGTTGCTAAATATGCAGACGGGTTGCCAATGGCAATCATTCAAGGTAATATAGGATTGATTGGTTGTCATCCAGAAAGTGAAGAGTTTTGGTATGATAAGCCTTATCAGTATATACATAAATACTGGCATGATGGTGAACATCACCGACTGTTGTTAGAATTTGTAGATAGGCTTATCGGAGATGAATGATATGGCTAAAACAATTGTTAAGAATAAAACTACTAAAGTTGTTAAAAATAAATCTGGTTCGACTACTACTTACAGTAAATCATCTAGTGGTTGGAAAGCTTCTGGGTTTTCTCATAGTCGTGGAAGTAAAAAGAAAGTTTAATATTTTGGAGCATTCGTCTATCGGTTAGGATACAGGATTTTCATTCCTTTGAGAGCGGTTCGACTCCGCTATGCTCTACCAAAAAATAAGGTCCGTTGGCGCAGCGGTAGCGCAGTCCCTTTACACGGGAAAGGTCGGCAGTTCAATCCTGTCACGGACTACCATATATAAAATATGATACTGTGAGGTGTAAAATGTCATTTAATAATAAGTATATTGAAAATTATATTAATAATGGATTTGATGATGTTGAAGGATGGTGTCATCCTAGAGTAGCAGAGTTTGTAGATTTTCTTGATAGTCTATCTCTTAATAAAATTGGTGGTGCATGTGAAATTGGCATTCATCATGGCAAACTATTTCTTCTCCTCAATCAAACAATTGAAGAACAATATAAGTCATATGCAGTAGATGTATTTGATTTTCAACATTTAAATATTGATCAGTCTGGTCAAGGCAAGAAAGATATTTTTGCTCAGAATATCATAAGCTATGATCGACATAGAGGAAACAATATTGTTCTTCTTGAAGAAGATTCTACTGATCCTAAAGATGTTATGCGTAAGAATATTCCTTCTGGTTCACTTAGGTTTATGTCTGTTGATGGTGGTCATAGCGTTGAACACACAATCAATGATTTGAAGATTGCCAGCGAACTTATTCATAATGAAGGTATTGTTATTATTGATGATATTACTAATCACTGGTGGATGAGTGTTGTTGAAGGTGTTTGTAAGTATATGCTTACATATCCAACACTCATCCCATTTGCTGTTGGCAATAATAAAATGTATTTTGCTAAATTGAGCTGGCATGGTTATTATTATAATCAAGTTAATAATAGTAGATTTGGAACTAAAGAAACTAAATTCTTTGGTCATGGGTTAATTAGTCTATAAGCGAGGAAAAATGATCAGTATAATTGTTCCTACAATGTGGCGGTATAAGCCATTCTATACATTTTTATCCGATATGTTATCTAGTCCATATGTCGGAGAAATTTTTATTATCGATAACAATCCATCTGAAAGACCAAAAATTGAAGTTCTTAATCATCCTAATATCACTATTCGTACTTTTGGTAAAAACATTTACGTAAATCCTGCATGGAATTTTGCAGTACCACAAGTAAAGTATGATAAAATTTGTTTGTATGGTGATGATCTTATCTTTGATCTTAAGTTATTTCACAGAATTTATCCACACATTTCTCCAGAACGTGGAGTTTATGGTATAAGTCCCGGTGTGAAAGATACGCCACAAATACCAATTACTACTGGAGAAATTAGTATTATTCATAGCCCGATGCCTTATCATTTTCGTCAGCATCTTGGTTTTGGAATGCTTATGTTTCTTCATAGGAACAATTGGATTCCTGTTATTGATGGTTTAGATATTTGTTGGGGTGATAATTTTGTTTATGATACTCAATATTATATGATGAATCAAAATTATCTTATCACAAATCTTCTTCATCATACACCTTATGCAACAACAACTTCTACTATCCCAGAAGCTATTGATATGATGAATGCAGAAGGAATTGTATATAATAGGGATATGCCAGCTATAATAAATAAACTCATAAGTGACAACTCTTATCGTACAGGATTTTTATGATGCGTGATTTAATTATTGGTGGATGTTGTGGATATACATTTGATAAAGTAAAAGGTTGGATAAATTCAATTAACATGAGTGGATTTGAAGGCGACAAAGTTTTGGTTGTCTTCAATAGTGGAAATAAAACTGCTGATCATGAATTTATGAAGCAAGTAGTCGATACAGGGTTTGATGTTTTTAATGCTGAGTTATCAAATAATGTTAATAGCGGCTCAATACATGTACAAAGATTTCTTGCTATCTCTGATTATATTAGAAACTATCCTGCTCGTTATGTTATTACAACAGATGTTCGTGATGTTGTTTTTCAATATAACCCTGTGAAATGGTTAGAAAAAAATCTTGGTGATAAAAAAATTGTTGTTGCTTCTGAGTGTCTAAAGTATATGGATGAAGGTTGGGGAAACAATAATCTCCTTGAAACATTTGGACCATATGTTCATAATATATTGAAAACAAACACAATATATAATGTTGGTGTCCTTGCTGGAGAAGGTGAATATATTAGGGATTTATGTTTTAATATTGCATTGCATTCTTCTGGTAAACCCATTAAGATATGTGATCAAGCTGTTTTCAATCAACTCATTGATAATAAGATATATGAAGATTCTACTTTCTTTTCACAGATGAAAGATGGGTGGGCTGCTAATCTTGGTACAGTTGCTGATGAACGTAAGATTACCATGTTTAGACCAAATCTTCTTGAAGGTGAACCAAAGTTTGATGGAAGTTATGTTTATAATGAATTTGGAGAAACTATGTGTATTGTTCATCAATACATTAGATCAGTAAATCTTGGAAATGGTGTTGTTCAAGATTATGGTCAGTGGAAAGAATATATTGAAAAAATGTATGGAGTCATTTAATATGGAAAAGAAAGCATTAATTATTACGCCTACAGGAACTGACATGTTTTTTGATGATGCCTATGATAGGGATAATCATTGGAGATATACGAAATCTCAAAGGACGTATGATACATGTGTTGTTGTATTTAATGATTATCAACCAGAAGTAGGAACTTATGATTTTATTATTCGTCGTAAGGGGCTAAAGTGGAATCTTATGGAAGAAGTTTCTAATATAATTAATTTAGAAAATTATGATTATATTGGTTGTTTTGATGATGATTATGCTACTGATATTCAATCAGTAAATGAATCTCTTGCTATTGCAAGACATTATGATTTTAGACTATTTCATCAAGCCGCTATTTCATATAATACATATGAATGTATGAGACATAATCCAGAATATATTTTTACTGAAACAGATTTTATTGAATCTGGTTGTCCTTTTTTTAGAAATGATATTTTTAAGAAAGTAACTGATTTTCTTCATGATTATAAGTATGAAAAATCATGTTGGGGTATTGATAGAGTTATGTGCCAGTTTCTTCAAACTACAGCACATGTCATTCATACAAATACTGTAAAACATATGCGTCCAGAAGAAAGTTCTTATGATAAAGCTGATGGGTTCAAGGCATTAGAGTATGTAACTGATGTATTGTATCCAAAGTATATGAAGGAAAAGTTTGATATTGATTGTAATTATATCAATTCTCAAAAGGTTCTGAGAGCATGGAAAATTGTTGACAACGATTAATAACTGTGATAAGTTGTTTAAATAATCAAATTTGATATGGAGAAAAAATGACAAAACGTGTTCTTATTACTGGTGGTGCTGGATTTATCGGTCATCATATTATTGATCTTTTCCTTAAGAAGACTGATTGGGAAATTGTTACTTTGGATCGTCTAGATTACTCTGGCAATCTGAATCGGTTACATAATGTTGTATCTCAATATGATCCTGAAACTCGTAAGAGAGTTAAGATTGTATGGCATGATCTTAAGGCAGAAATTACGGAAATTAATAATAATTTTATTGGTGATGTTAATGTAATTTTGCATCTTGCTGCTAGTAGTCATGTTGACCGTTCTATTACACATCCTATGGAATTTGTTATGGATAATACTGTCGGCACAGTTAATATTCTTAACTTTGCTAGAACACTAAAGAATCTGGAACGTTTCATTTATTTTAGTACAGATGAGATTTTTGGTGTTGCTCCTCCCGGCGTTTCGTATAGAGAACGTGATAGATACAATTCAACAAATCCTTATTCTGCTTCTAAGGCAGCTGCAGAAGAATTTTGTGTTGCTTATGAAAACACATATAATCTTCCTATCTTTATCACTCATACAATGAATGTTTTTGGTGAACGTCAGCATCCAGAAAAGTTTATTCCTATGTGTATTCGTAAGATTCGTAATGGTGAGACTCTTACTATTCATTCAGATTCTTCTAAGACTATTCCCGGTTCTCGTTATTATATTCATGCTAAGGATGTTGCAGAAGCAATGTATTTCCTTCTGCATTTGAATGAGCAACAGAAAACTTTGATTAATATTCCAGATTATGGAAATGCAAAGTGCCCCAAGTTTAATGTCGTTGGTAAGGAAGAAATTGATAATCTTCAGCTTGCAACATATATTGCGGATGCACAAGGTAAGAAATTCAATCATGAAATGGTCGATTTTCATACATCACGCCCCGGTCATGATCTTCGTTATGCATTGGATGGTGATTTTATGCGTATGCTTGGTTGGGAACCTCGTCTAACTCTAAAGGAACGCATTCAAGAAGTTGTTGATTGGTCTCTTGCTAATAAAGAATGGATTGAACTATGAGTACACTCAGAGAAATATTTTATACCATTCCAAAGATATCTGATAAGTGGGATAGGTATTTTGATGTCTATGATCGCCACTTCGAAAAGTTTAAAGGAAAAAATATCACATTTATTGAAGTTGGCGTACAAAATGGCGGATCACTTGAAATGTGGTCTCGTTATTTTGGTCCAGAAAGTAAGATATATGGTATTGATGTTGATCCTAAATGTTCTGATCTAGTATATGATAATCCAAACGTAAAGATTATTATTGGTGATCAAGCATCAGAAGAATTTTGGGATAAGACACTTTTAGAAATTGGTCCTGTTGATATTATGGTTGAAGATGGTGGCCATCATATGAAACAGCAAATTGTAACTTTTGAAAAAGTTTTTCCTATAATAAATTCTAATGGCGTTTATATTTGTGAAGATACTCATACTAGCTATTGGGATGATTATTCTGGTGGATATAAGAACATGGCATCTTTTATTGAATATAGTAAGAATTTTGTAGATGTTCTTCATTACGAATTTATGCGTAATGGACATGGGCAAATAAAAGATAAGGCAAATCTTTCAAAAGGATTGTCTTCTATTTCTTACTATGATAGTATGGTCGTATTCGAAAAAACACCTCTTGTCGAAATGAAATGTGTATTTAGCAAATAATAAGGAAATATAATATGGAAAATTGCACAGAACTTACTTCATGTGTTGCTTGTGGATCGCACAATTTAAAATTGACTCTCGATCTTAATACTCAACCCCTTGCTAATTCTTATAAGTTGAATAAGGATGATGTTCAAGAAGAATATCCTCTTGCTATTAATCGTTGTACCGATTGCTATCATATTCAGTTAACTCATTCTGTTGATCCTCATCTTATGTTTGATGATTATCTTTATGTTAGTGGTACTTCTACTACAATGCATAGTCATTGTGATCATTTTGCTCAATATGCATCGACCACTCATTCAAATTATACCGATTCACAGGGCCAACCTAAGAAGGTATTTGATATTGGGTGTAATGATGGGACGCAGTTAGATTATTTTAAGAAATTGGGGCATACAACTTTTGGTGTTGACCCTGCTCAAAATCTTTTTTCACTCACTTATAAGAATCATGAAGTATGGTGTGATTATTTTAATAATAATTTTATCAAGGAAGAACTTGTCGATAGAGTAGGCAATTCTTTAACTTTTGATATCATTTCTGCCCAGAATGTTTTTGCACATGGTCCTGATCCTCTAGGATTTTTACAAACTGCAAAGAAAATTATGAATGATGATACTCTTTTGTTTATTCAAACTTCACAGGCATTTATGATTCGTAATAACGAATTTGATACTATCTATCACGAGCATATTTCATTTTTTAATGTAAAGTCTATGAATGAATTGTGTAAAAGGGCTGGTCTTACTCTTGTTGATGTTCAATATATGCCTATTCATGGTACTAGCTTTGTATTTGTTATTTCAAAAAATCCTGTCATTCGTTTTCCTTTCATGGAAACCAAGATTGAGCAGCTGATTGGTATTGAGGAAAAAGCTGGTGTATATGATGAAGGAACATATGAGAGATATGCAAAACGAGCCAATGAAATCGTAAAGCAACTTAAGTATGAAACTGATTTTGTTCGTCAAAATATGATTGGTTGGAATGTTGTTGGATATGGCGCTGCAGCAAAGGGAATGACTCTTCTTAATTATTCTAAAATTAATCTTGATTTTATTGTTGATGATAATCCTCTTAAGCAAGGTCGATTTACACCCGGCACTTCTATTCCGATTGTATCTGCAGATCATATCGATAAGCTTGGTACAACTATGTTTGTTCCACTTGCATGGAATTTCTTTGATGAAATTCGTAAGAAGATCAAGGAACGTAGGAATGAAGAAGACCACAGATATGATAAGTTTATTACTTATTTCCCCCGTGTGGAGATCAAAGAGTGAAAAAATATGCCTATTATCATATGTATTTGACAGAAGATAATGGTGCATGGTCATCTTATTTACTAGAAAATTATAAGAGAATGGAAGACAATGGTTTATTAGATGTATTAGAAAAAATATATCTAATAGCCATTGGCAAAGAAAAAAACTTAACGATGGCTGATAATTTATCAGCCGCTCTTTCTAATAAGTATGTTTTTATTCCTTATAAAAATACATTTAATAGTGATAGTGATTTGAATCTATTAAATAATGATCGTATGCATGTTCCACAAGTTAGTGAAAATGTAACCATGAAATTGATTTATGATCATGCCTGTATAGAAGATGCATATTTTATGTACAATCATTCAAAAGGAATTACATCTTTTGAAAGACATTTATCAAAAGAAAAATATCAAGAATTTATTAATTATTATTATTGGAAAGAATATATTTCTTGGGGAGTAATTGATAATTGGAAATTGTGCAATACTATGTTGGATAACGATTTTCATACAGCTGGAACAAATTATTATGATGTTCCTCATAAGCATTATAGTGGAAATACTTGGTGGGCAACATCAAGATATATAAGAGCGTTGCCTGATCCTACAACTAATGAATGGTGGGAAGATATACAAAGAACCACCACCGATATTTGGTTGAAAAATTGTTCTATAAGATATAAAGATGAACAATGGTTGTGTTGTCACCCAGATGTAAAAATATTTAATCTTTTAAATATTGAACCTATATTAGGGAAAAAAGATTTGGCTTATGCTAGAGCAATTAAAAAACTTTACGCATAAATAGAGGGCTAATTAATATTATAATTACAATGGAGAATATTATGAATAGACTATTACTTTCTACTTTCTTTGTCTTGACTTTGGCATTTGGTGTATATGCTGCGGATCAGACACCACCTAAGCCTATAGCTACTTGTGCTGCACAGATTCCATATGGTCAACCATCTGTTAAGGCTGGTGATACTCTTGTTTGTCGGTCAGCATATTTGCTTTCATTCAATCCACATACTAAGACTCCTGATTGGGTTTCTTGGACATTGACGCCAGAACATGCTATTGGTTGTGTTCCTCGTGTCAATGCTTTTGCTGCAGATCAGTCTCTTGCAGCCGCATCTCCAAAGCCTGATGATTATGCTGGTTCTGGTTATGATCAGGGACACCTTGCCAATAATGCCGACATGTCATGGGACGAAGGTATTGCCAAGGAATCATTCCTTATGTCTAATATGAGCCCACAACTTCCTTCCGTAAACCGTGGTACTTGGAAGAATCTTGAATCAGCTGAACGTGCATGGGTCTATACAACTCAACATGCACATACAATGTATGCTGGTGATATTGGTGGAACAAAGACTATTGGCGCTGATAAGGTTGTAGTTCCTGATTTTCTTTTCAAGATCGTGATTGATGATGTTACTAAGAAATCTTATGCTTTCTTGTTTCCCCACAAGGATGGTTTGTCAGCTGATTTTGCCCCTTATCAGGTAACAGTTGCTGATATTGAGAAGGCTACTGGTGAAACATTTCCAGTTCCTGACTCTAAAACTGTAAAAAATCCTCTTATTCCTGTTGATCTTAAGACAATTGCAGTAGATAAGAAGAATCAGTGTAAATCATAATAAGAACAAAACTTATTATAGGTTAATAAAAACAGTTGACACATATTACAAACCGTAGTAATATGTGTCAATAATTTTGAGGTGTCGTCTAATGGTAGGACGCAGGATTTTGATTCCTGCTATCGTGGTTCGAGTCCATGCACCTCAACCAATTTTTAAATTACTAAATATACTTACACCCTATGTGTTCATACTGCAGCAAGTTCTCATTTATAGCTGCATATGAGAGGAGAATAAAATGAAAATATTAACACCGTCAGTGTTTGCTTTATTGAGTATTTTTACATTTGGAACATTAATTCCAAGTGAAGTAAACGCTGAACCTTTATCAGATGCTTCGCCTATTCATAAAAAGCATGTGAAAAAGAAAAGAGTGATACATAGAAAAAAATATAAAAAGCATATTGATAGACAGCCATCTGTAGCCGAATTGAAGACACAATGTTATACTAATTACAGTATGACAAATGAAATTTCTCCGGCAGCTTTTTTTGCATGTGATAATATTGGGATTCCATCTTCTACATTTGAACCCCGTGTAAAAAAAACAGAACATAGTATTTTTGGTAGTTTGACAAACCCAAAAATTATTGATGAGGCTTCTAAACTTGCAGGATTAGATGCTCGTAGCCATAGAGAAGAAATTAAAACTTATCTAAAATTGGGAAATTCTAATCAAACACCAGTCGATCCTTTAAGAACTCCATGGTGTGCAGCATTTGCAAATGCAGTACTTCGTCGTACTGGTTATGAAGGTACTGATAGCTTGATGGCTAGAAGTTTTCTTAGTTGGGGAATCAAAACAAAAAATCCTAAAGAAGGAGATATTGTTGTTTTGAGGCGTGGCAAAGGAAAAGTTCTAGGGCATGTAGGTTTTTTTGATGGATATGAGTGGGATGGAAATCAATTGTATGTAAAAGTGCTTGGTGGAAATCAGGGGAAATCAGTTAATGTAGCTTATTTTCCAGTTAATTATGTTTTAGCTTATAGAAGACCTGTTTAAATCAACCGAATACATAGGGTGTATTCTTTTTTACATATGGAGAAATAAAATGATTGTTGAACCTTGGGGCTGGCATTTGCTTTTGGATTGTTCTGGTGGTAAGAATGAACTTATCACATCAGAAGAAAATGTATATAATTTTGTAAAAGAATTAGTTGTTGCTATTGATATGGTTGCATATGGTGAACCAATCATTAGTCGGTTTGCAACACATGATGCTGATAAAGCTGGTATCAGTTTTGTCCAAATGATCGAAACCTCACATATTGCTGGTCATTTTTGTGAAAACAATGGTGATTTTTATATGGATGTTTTTTCTTGTAAAGATTTCGAAGATGATGTAGTGTTTGAAGTTGTGCAAAAGTATTTTGAACCTACAAAGATTCGCCCTCATTTTGTTACGAGAGACGCTTAATAATTTAAAAAATAAAAGGTGACATATGAAAATTGAACATGCATATATTCTTTACATTAATGAACCCAATTCAATAAAGTATATGGAAGAGTGTAAAAAATCTTGTGAAGAGCATGGGATTCCTGTGACACCTTTTCTTGGATTGAAACTTCCCACTTCTGTTGCAGAAATTAAGCAGAAGTGGGGATTTCGTGTCAATCCTATCGTAGAAGAGAGACAAAATGAAGATGTTTTTAATATTTGGTTTAAAGAACAATGTTGCCTGACTGGCCATCTTGCTATATGGAATAAGATCGCCACAGAACACACTAATGCTGTAGCAGTATTTGAACATGATGCTTTGGTAAAGAAGAATTTTCTTGATGTAGATGTGCAAGATCGTGAATATGTTTTCTTGGGTTATCGGTTTGATAATCGTGATGATTATGAATGTATTGATGAACCTTTTGCTAAAGTTGATATAGAAAAGTTCGAAGGAACACATGCATATGCATTGACACCTTGGACTGCATCTGCTTGTCTACAAGCACTTGACAAGATGCCCGTTCTTCCTCTTGGTGTCTCTATTGATCATATGATGGGTGTAACAAATGCATTTAAGATTGATCTTAGAGTTGTTGATCCCAGTCCTTGCATTGCTGCAATTGAAGAAAAAAAGTCATACACACAACCGAATGAAAAAACTGCAAGATATAATATGATCCCTCAAGAAAAAACTTTGATGGGAATTAAAAATCATGATAAGTATAAGATTGATTATAAAAATAATTGGATTGTTTTCTGATGGAAAAAATAGAATTGGATATTAAACAAGTAGAAATAAATTGGTTAATAGACAATTTAGAACGTATTAAATTAGTTTTAGAAGCAAATTATTATACAGATAAAGATAAGTTGATAGCTATTGCTTGGTTGGCAAAACAAGCTTTGAAAACAAAAAAGGAAGATTGATATGCGTGTATATATGGGGCCATATAAAAATGCATTTTCGGTATACCGTCTTGAAAGATGGTGGCTTGAAAGACAATATGGTGAAAAATTTTATGATGTAGAAGAAAAAAATTACACAAAGGTTGATAATTTTGTTATAAATTTTTGTAATATGATACAATTGATTCTTAACAATACTATTAACAAATTTTCTAAAGAACGTAAAATTAAAATTAAGATTCATGACTATGATATTTGGTCAATGGATAACACACTTGCTTTAATTATACATCCTATGCTTTTGAAACTCAAAGAACAGAAGCATGGCAGTCCTTTTGTAGATGCAGAAGATGTTCCTGAAGACTTGCGTCCTGATCCGAATCGTGATAAGATGTATGAGAATAAGGAAATACAATATTGGGAAATTGATAATACCATTGAAAAACGTTGGGATTGGGTTCTTGATGAAATAATCTTTGCTTTTTCGTGTGAGCTTGATGATGAATGGGAAAATCAATTTTATTCTGGAGAAGCCGATCATATTTTTGTAAAAAATGAAGAAACTGGCTTGACAGAAATGAAATATGGTCCTAAACATACTTTTGAAGTTGATAAAGACGCTATGGAAAAAGAATGGGATCGTCGCAAAAATGGTCTTAGATTGTTTGGCAAGTACTATCATGGACTCTGGGACTAAACACAAGGAGTAAATTCTACGAACTTTAACTATTCAGTAGAAATTTCGAAGAAGTCAGCGTTCGTAGATGAACTCAATAATCGGTTGAAGATATATAAGAATACTGATGATAATGAAATCATCATTCGATATTTGGAAAAACGCATTAAAGAGATAAATGAAGAAGAAAATAAAATGCTTTTTCCAAATTAAGTATTGCATCTTCAATAAAGTTGATGTAATATATGAAAAGTGGGGGCGGGTGTTGGACACAAGAGAGATTTATAAACTCTTTAGCAGTAGATGACTGTTCTGGACTAGGATCGAAACCTAGCGTCCCTACCATTTAATAACACAAGGAGAAAAAAATGTTCAAGTCTATTATTACTTTCGCTGCTATTGTTGCCTCAACTGCAGCACTTGCTACTGATCTACCTTCAAAGATGACTCCATCTGTTCCTACTCCTGTAGCTTCAGTTAGTATTCCTTTCTTTATTGGTGTCCGTGGCGGTGAACTTTATAAATCAGGGGTCAACAACTGGACAGTTGGTGGCAATGCTGGATATGAAGTAAATAAGTTTTTTCGTTTTGAAGCCGATTATGATCGTTTCAATAACAAGACTAAGACTGCTAAGGCAGATGTTATGAGTGTCAATGCAATTGGTCAGATTCCTCTTGGCTTTATGAACATTACACCTTATGCTCTTGCTGGTGTTGGTTATGCATGGAATACTGTAAAGAACCAAGATGTTTATGCTGTAGGCGGCGGGGTTCGTTATGGTGTAACCAACAACATTGAGCTTGATGGGCGTTATCGTCATATCGCCAATTTTAAGAATGAAAAGAACACTATCAATAATGTTGTTACTATTGGTGTGAACTACAAGTTCTAATCTTGACAATTATAACTGTGGGTGATAATATTTGCCCACAGTTAGTTTTCTTTCGGTCTCTTAACTCAGCTGGATAGAGTGACGGATTTCTACTCCGTATGTCAAAGGTTCGAATCCTTTAGAGACCACCAATAATGGGCGCATGGGGAAATTGGTAAACCCATCTGACTTAAAATCAGACGCTTCGGCTTGACGGTTCGAGTCCGTCTGCGCCCACCATTTTTTTAAAAGGATTATATTATGACAAAGTTTATCAAACTTACAAATATTCGTGCAGATATTCGTGGTTCATATCTTTATTTCAATCCAGATCACATTACATGTGTGTATGATTTGAACACTGAAGACGGTGAAAAAACTTTTATCTATGGGGGTAATCCTTCTCAGACATGGGAAGTTGAAGAAACTGCAAGACAAATTAATGATTTGATCAATGGTGGTAAGCAAATTAATAATATTATTGATGGTGAATAATATGAATGATACAAAGATTATTGCTATTACTGAACCTAAAATTTGGACAGATTCACCGGGTGAACCGCAAAAACTTACAGTAGATGAGTTTATTGCTTATGTTGCTCGTGTGTCAAATCCAAGCAATCAAAATAACACTTTGACTGCATCGAAATTGCTCAAATATCTTGCAAAGCATAAGCATTGGTCTCCTTTTGAGATGGTCAATGTAGTTATGGAAATTAATACGACTCGTGATATTGCTCGTCAAATTCTTCGTCATCGTTCATTTTCTTTTCAAGAATTTTCTCAACGTTATGCTGATCCCACCAAGGATTTAGGGTTCGTTACTCGTGAAGCTCGTATTCAGGATGAGAAGAATCGTCAAAATTCTATTGAATATGATAATCCTGAACTACAAACTGCATGGCGTAAAAAGCAAGAAGAAGTTATTGCTAATTCTCAAGAAGCATATAATTGGGCCATTCGTAGAGGTATTGCTAAGGAACAAGCTCGTTCTGTTCTTCCAGAAGGTCTTACTGTTTCTCGTCTGTATATGAATGGCAGTCTCCGCAGTTGGATCACCTACATTGCTATCAGAGAAAAGGTTGAGACACAAAAAGAACATCGTGAAATAGCAAAGAACTGTAAATCAGAGATTCTTCAATATTTTCCTAGTTTGTCGTGTCTTAGTGATGAAAATGATGAATGGGTTGTATAAATACATACTAGTATTCATTACTAGGAGTATATTATATGGGAAGACCTTCAAAACACAAAGTAGGAAATTTTTGGGGTAAACTAGAAGTTCTTGATATATTGCCAAACAACGTTTCTGGTCAGCATGTATCTCTAAGATGTTTTTGTCATTATTGTAACAACGAAACCATTGTGAATGGGGGGTTGATACATAAGTTTCAGAGTTGTGGATGTCAAAAACACAACTCTGAAACTTGGAAAAGTAAGGGTGGTCCTAAAACGAAACCTTGGCAACTTGAAGAAGGTATCGCTGCCAGAAACAATCTTGAGTATCAATACAAAAGGGGCGCACAAAAACGAAACCTTGATTATGATCTTACAACCAAAGAGTTTGTAGATATAGTTACAGGATCGTGTTTTTACTGCGGTGATGCTCTGACAAATGTTCAGAAAGGACAAGGTAAGACGAGTGGTAATTTTTCCTTTACAGGAATAGACAGAGTAGATTCCTCAAAAGGTTATACAGTTGAAAATAGCGTACCATGTTGTTGGATGTGTAACAACATGAAGGGAACAACAGATAAAGAATCGTTTGTCAGACACATCAAAAAGATGTATAATTATTTTAATGGAGAAAAATGATGGCTAATGGAACACAGAAGGAACATCGTGAAGTTGCTATTGATGCTTGGAATCAGATTACAGAGCAGTTTCCATCGCTTAAGGATGCACTTGACCTATGATTAAAATCTATGTCGTTATGAATTATAATTATCCAAGTCACGTATTCGATAGCCTTGAAAAAGCAATTGAATATTGTAAAAATTGTGGTGATGAGGATGAGTATACTATTGACGAATATGAATTGAATGGTGGATTAATCAGAGATACTGTTTGGGAAAATGACTATGATTAAGAAGCCTGTAGTTCCTGAACATGTTTGTCCATACGTTGATATGGCAATTGAACTTATGGAAGAAATGGTTGAAGAACAAGATCTAGAATGGCGTAGAGCTAAAGCTGATCTTGCCACTGCTCTACTAGAGCATGTTAGACTTAGTGCTGAATTATTGCGCACAAGTAGTAAATTTTGGTATGATAAAAGTAAAAGAGAAACAAAAAAAACTATAAATATTAAAAATACATCAACGTAAAGTATTATTATGATTTCATTTATTATACCTTGTTATAACGAAGAAGCACATATCAAAGATTGTATTCGTTCAATTAGGAAACACGTATGGTATATTCCTTATGAGATTATCGTAGTTGATAATAACTGTACTGATAAAACAGTTGAAATTGCAAAAGAAGAACAAGCGTTTATTGTTAAAGAATCTCGTAAAGGTGTTGTGTTTGCAAGACAAGCTGGTTATGAAAATGCTAAAGGTTTTTTAATTGCTAACATTGATGCTGATTCAAAGATAACTGATGGTTGGATTTGGGAAGCACTTAGTAGATTATCAAACGATGATGTCGTTGCTGTAACTGGACCTCTTGAGTATGAGGGGGCGGGGTTTAGTTTACGAATAATGACTAAGTTCTATTATCTTCTTGCTAAAGTAAGCAACGATCATATTGGTGTTTTTCTTCAGGGTGGCAACACTATGATTAAAAAATCAGCTCTTGATAAAGTCGGAGGATACGACCTTTCTATTGCTTTCTATGGCGAAGATACCATGACAGCAAAACGTATCCAACATCTTGGTAAGATAATATTTAACATGTATATGATTACTACAACATCACCAAGAAGACTTGAAGAACAAGGTATAATTTCTACTACATGGATGTACTTTATAAATTATCTATCAGTAACATTCAAAAATAAATCTACAACGAATGACTACAAGGATTTTAGATGAAGTCTTATAGAACAGTATTCATTTCAGATTTACATTTAGGCACGAAAATGAGTCAAGCAGATCAATTGCTTGAGTTTATGAAAACATTTGAATGCGAGAAGATATATCTGGTTGGCGATATTGTTGATTGTTGGGCTATGTCAAGAAAAATGATATGGTCTCAATTTCATAACGACGTTATTCAAAAATTACTTCGTCGTGCAAGAAAAGGTACAGAAGTAGTTTACATTCCCGGCAATCATGATGATGTAATGCGTAACTATTGTGATAATGAATTTGGTCATATCATTATGGTACAAGATTGTGTCCATGTCGGTGTTGATGGAAAGATATATTATGTAACACATGGAGACCAGTTTGATATTGTGATGCGTAATGCTAAATGGCTTGCTTATTTTGGTGGTTGGGCTTATGATATAAGTATCGATATGAGTCGTTTTATCAATAAAATTAGAACAGTTTTTGGTCTAAAATATTGGTCTTTATCAGCATATCTTAAATATAAAGTAAAAGAATCTGTCAACTTTATTGGAAACTATGAAGAAACACTTAGTAATTACGTCAAAGGAAAAAAACTAGATGGTATTATTTGCGGTCATATACACCATGCTAATATTCGTGACATTGGCGGCATTAGATATATGAATTGTGGAGATTGGGTAGAATCTTGCACAGCATTGGTTGAGAACCATGATGGTTCATTTGAAATAGTAAAGTGGAAATAATTAATTAACCACCATGTGTTATTGAATATCCAGCCAATAACACAATACCAAAAGACATTACCACAAATGCATATACAGTATATGTGAAAAGTTTTATTATATCCATAAGAATAATCCTTGTAACATGAGAAGAATACCGATTGCCATCAGACCAAAACTACTCCAGAACATTGCAGAGCTTACCGCAATTATTGAAGCAGATACAAGAACGATTGCCATTTGAATTGCAGAACCAGCAAATGAAATCCACGGAGATTTCTGTTTTGCTAAATCTCTTTGAGCTTCAAGGTCAAGAGCTTTCGCCAACAACTCTTTCTTGCCTTCGCCAGTTGATGGTTCAGTCTCATAACGAACAGCAGTAGCTCTATACTTTTCAGCTTTTGCCTTATCACCACGAGCTTCTGCTTCATCAGCAGCAGTTTCATTCATAGTTTGTTTAATACTCTTGGCTTGATAAAACGCCCATGTATCATTAACTTTTATTGTATTTGTTAAAATTGTGCTACTAAGTCCATTTGCAATATATGTGTTAAATGCAAGAAAAAGTGCAAAAAAAGAAATTACAAATCCAGCTTTATCTTTTAATTTTGCTTCTCTTTCGGAACGAGATAATTTTTTTTCTTCCACCATAATTATCCTCCAATTAATTTAAATACTGACAATAACATGCCAAGATCAAATTTTCCAGTAACAATAGATAATCCCATTAAAGTTATAAGAATAGCTCCTGAAAATATCATAATAACTGAAATTGTTCCTATTAAATTTTCTAAATATTTCAATTGTTCTACAATAGTTAATATTTTTTCTTTATCAGATTTTTTGTCAAACCCAATTAACCAAGGATGTACAGAAAAATCATGAAGTGGTTGTTTTTCATCAGCCATTAATATTTTCCATATATTGCTTGTGAACCGGGAACAAAAGGTGAAATTTCTCTATAAGAACTGCGATCCGTATAAGCAAAAATTGTGACTATAAAAAATAAAAATAAATATATAATTAATGGTACGCCAACAAATACTAATGCAAATACTTGCATCAGTGCTTCTGTTTCTGCACGAGATTCCGCTTCTTCTAATTCTCTTTTTGCTTTAGCCTTACCAGCAGCTATTTTTGCCTTATAATATGCATCACGTTGAGCAGGTGACATTCCCTGTAATAACAAAGCTTCTTGAACTTTAGCTTCTTCAGCTATAGCCATATCCTTTAGAATTTTTTGTTGTTCGTTTATTTTTTTGTTATGGTCTAATGCGCTTTTATTGGCTTCATTGACTGCATTAACATGTGCAACCTTTTTTTTATGATTATCGACTACATCAACAATACCAAAAACAGAATCAGTTACGGTTTTGCCCCATGATTCACCTAATTTTGCAGCTTTATTTGGGTCTATAGGTATCATTTTAGTGTTTCCTCTAATAAAAACAGATTCACCAATTGACATACTATATCATATGTGTTATTTATAAATAGATCAAAGAGGACATTATTTATTATGATAAAATTTAAGAATCAAAAGCATGTTTCTCCATTAATACTTGAACATTTTAGAGATTTTGGTGGGTTTATTCTTGATAAATTTTTTAATGAAAATCTCAAGAAAAAGCTTGATATTACAGTAACATTTAAAAAAAATATGTACAAAGATGAAAACATCTTTGGTTGTTGCATATGGGAAGATACTCATTTCAGACCAAAAGTTTTTTCTATAGATATAGACCCAGATCAAAAACTTCATGTTTTGATGGATTGTTTTGCTCATGAAATGGTCCATGTAAAGCAATGGGCAAAAGGCGAATATTACCAGACAATGAAGAACAACAAAGTTTATGTGTACAATAAAAGAAAAATAGATACTGTTAAAGTGTCTTATTGGGATCAACCATGGGAAATAGAAGCACATGGAAGAGCAATTGGTTTAGTTGTTCAATGGTCCCAAGATCGTAAAATAAACGAAGGTGTGATCCAAGACTGAAAGGATTTTATTATGTTAATTTTAACTGATTGTGATGGTGTTCTTTTGAATTGGGAATACGCTTTTGATGTATGGATGGAGCGTAAAGGTTATAAAAAAATAGAAGAGTATAATCAGGAATATAATATCGGTAAACGATATGGTATTTCATATGAGAATTATAAGTGTTTAATAGCAGATTTTAACGAATCGGCTGTTATTGGATTTCTTCCACCACTTCGTGATGCTGTTGAATATGTTCAGAAGCTTCATCGTAAACATGGATGTGTATTTCATGTCATCAGTTCTCTTAGTCTTGATCCTTCTTCTTGTCAATTAAGGACACAGAATCTCCAAAAGATTTTTGGCGAAAGTGTATTTGAAGGTTTTACTTATCTTGATACTGGTGCAGATAAGGATGATGTACTAGTAAAGTATAAGGATAAAGAATATTATTGGATCGAAGATAAGATTGAAAATGCAGAACTTGGTAAAAAATTAGGTCTTCGCTCTATCCTTATGGAACATGGGCATAATATGAATTATGAAGGCATTCCAAAGGCAAAAAATTGGAAAGAGATATATGAATGGATTACCTAAATAATGTATGATGTTTAGGATTTTTTAAATATGTCAAAAAGCCGTATTGAAAGAGGAGCAGAAGCTCAAGAAAATTTTGCAGCAATCCTTGAAAATTATAATATACCGGTATTATCTATTGCTAAAAAAGCTAGTAAACTTCCTGATATTATTTTTAATTTAGATAATAAACCTCAACAAGCAGAAGTGAAAAGCACCAGCGATTTCACTTCTGTTACTATATTTGATAAAACAGTTACTAGAGGCAAAGAAAATGCCGATGTAGATATTATTATCAAACAATTAAAAGGTTATGATACTTTTGAAAAATATATAGATCATTTGAGAAAGATTGAAGGAGAACATTATGCTGGATTTGTTGGTGATGAAGGAATTTTAAATTCTTCTGGAAAAGTTCCTAAAGCAGAATTTGAATTTAATACTCCTCAAGAAAAAAATTTATTCGTAGAATTGATTAGAGCACATTGGGCAGATAGCGGAGATAATTATTTTGTTATTGTTCAAAAAGGTGGGGTAAAATTTTCTTTGTTTAGCACCAACATGAGAATAAAAAGAATAATGGGCATGAATGCAGTTCCATTTGATTCTGTGCATATAAAAGAAGCTTTTCTTGATACAGCTGGTGCTGGTGGAGGTAAAGGTAAATTAAGAGTAGCATTGAAAGTTACCCTAAATACTGGAACAATCAAAACAAAAATAACTTCTAAATTTTTAAGGTAGTGAAAAGATATGGATGAAAAAAAATTTCTCGAAAATTTTGCTAAAATGTTAGGTACTTCTGCACAAGAAGAACTAAAAAAGATTGAAGAAAAAAAAATAAAAGAAGAAAATCTTCTTAAAAATTTTGATTCTACTTTATCTAAAATATCTAAACCTATTATTGAAAAAGTTATTATTGAGCCTCCTATGGCCAAAAATGTTATCATTCAAAAACCTTTGGTAGAAGCAGATAATCTTATATCACAGGCTGTATCTGCTATTAATATTCCAGTAGATGCAAAGAAAACAGAATTTGATTTGATCAATTCTTCACTTCGCAAAGAAATGGATATTATTAAAAAAAATGTAACTGATTTTCATAAGATTATACATGAGCAATCAAGAAAGATTGCTCTTGCTGGTAGTAGTCATGGTGGTGGTGAAGTCAATCTTCGTTATCTAGATGACATCGACCGATCAACTATTATGCAAGGCCACTTCTTAACTTATGATGATACCAAAAGAAAATTTATTTTTTCTCAGATAGCAGAAGGAAATGTTGATCTTAGTAATATAGATCAAAACCTTATTCCTGGTGCTAATAACGTATATAATATTGGTTCACCATCAGATTATTGGAACAACTTATACATTGATCATATCAATTTAAATGCAGGAATATTAGCAAATAATAGTCTTGGATCATCATATCAAGTTCTCACTTCTAATAGTGTTGGCGCTTATTGGAACAATCCAAATTATCTTTTATCAGAAAATAATAATAGAATAAATTATGATAATAATGGTGTATTATTAACAGGAAGTATTGTTCCGAATACATCAGTGATGTATTCGTTAGGCAATACAACAAGCTATTGGAATAATTTATATACAAATTCAATCAGTGTTCCAAACGGTTCGTTACTTACCAGTACGCTTCTAGTTTCTCCTGTTATCAACAATGCTAACCTTGATCACATTGTTGTGTATAGCACCGACTCAACATCTATTCCGATCGGAACTTATGGTAACGCCAACGAGATCCCTGCTCCATGGTCAGTTTATCAGCTAACAACAACGCCTTCACCTGTTCTTCAGGTCAATGATCTTGTTGCTGGTACAGGCGTTCCACTAAACAATCATATCGCATTTATTGGCACTGGCTCGTACGCTAACCTAATTATTGCAAATACCACGTTTACTGTTGCTCCGCCAGCTAATGGTACTCTTCTTACCATCACAAGAGATGTTATCAATCCTAGCTTCTCTATTACAACCATTGCCAATACCAACATCGCATTGACTCCTGGTTATAATGGCGTTATCATTGTTAACGCTGATATTATTCCTGTTACAACTAATACTAACAGACTTGGTACACCAGCAAAGAGATTCAAAGAACTTTGGCTTGGACCTGGAACGCTCTACGTAGCTGACGAAACACTTGGTGTCGATCAGGCTCTTGGCGCTAAGGACGGCAACTTCTACATCAAGGGCGGCGCTGGTTTCAACGTTGGTGAGTTTACCTTCCGTGATAATCAGCTTGCTATTACTGATTCTAATAGAGATATTCTATTTGGTAGTACGCTTGCAACTGGTAACGTTGTATTCAATAGACCAATCGCTGTTAAAACTGCTGATACTGGTAAAACTTCATTTTCCGTGTCAAGAGCAGGTCTTGTTAATATCGTAACTCCCGCAACTATCCTAACTACTCAGGCAGCACTTTCCATTGCAGGCGCTAACTCTGAAGTATCACAGCCACGTAACTTTACTGGCACATTGCTTCAGGGTACTGCACAGGATGGTCAACCAGCCCGTATCGCTTTTGACTCGTTTGGTAGCGGTACATACGTGGCGATTGCTGGACGTGCTGCTGGAGGTACAGTACAATCTCCAACACAGACTATTGCAAACGATGTTCTTATTCGTGTAACTGGTCAGGGTTGGGCGGCTGATGCTAACACTTACGTGGGTTCGGTTGGTCGTATCAATATCGCAGCTGCTGAAAACTTCAACTCAACTTCTGCTGGTACAAAGATTGTATTCCAAACAACTCCAGTCGGTTCTGCTACGATTCAAACTGTCACTGCAACAGTAAGTTCAAACGGTCTAAGCTTTGTTGGTAATCCAACTGGCGCTGTTACGTTTCCTGACAATTCAGTTCAAAATACAGCGTTCAATGCAACTAATGCTGTAACAAGAATTAATGTTGGTACTGGCCTTACTCAATCAGGTAACGTAGGTATCGTTGGTATTGATTCAACAGCTGTTCTTTCTGTTACTGGAACAACCAATCAAATTGCTGTAGCTAACATTGGTGGTAATTATACACTTTCACTACCACAAAATTTAAATACAAATGCAGTAGTTCAGTTTGGTTCACTGACAGTAAACAATTTTATTGTTACTGGTGCAACAACTTCAGCTGAAACACTTGCTATTTCTGATAAAGTTCTTCATCTAGCATACGATTCCACAACAGAAGAACAGCTTGTTGGTGGTGGAATTACTCTTGGAAATACATCATCAAGTTATTATGTATCTTTTCTTTATGATTTAAATAATTATCGTTGGGATACTGATGGTGCTGGATTAAAAACAAATGATTTAGTGGCTGCTAACAGTTCTATATCTAATATTATAGTTTCAAACACTGCCCATTTTGGTGCCGCATATCTTACTGTCGGTCATGATTATCCAAATGCTATTATACAAGTAGATGATAGTTTAAATTCTTATGCTCAAATTATTTCTCAAAATCATAATACAGGAACGCAGGCTTCTACTGATTATGTTGCTGTTAATGATGCAGGAAATGATAGTTCATATTATATTGATATGGGCATAAATTCTAGCAATTATAGTAATACTCAATGGACTATCAGCGGTCCAAATGATGCTTATCTTTATAATGCAAATGGTAATCTTACAATTGGAACTTCAACTGAAGATAAAATTATAAAGTTCCATGTTGGCGGAACTTTAGCTGAAAATCAAATAGCATCGTTAGATACAACAGGTCTATATGTTGATGGTGATATTACAGCTGTCAATTACTATGGAACTTTAAAAGGAACTGCTAACAATACTCTTTATGTTGGTTCAGTAACAGCTGCTAATGTTGTTTCTAATTCTCAGCTATCGAGTAATTTAGCTAACTATCAAACTCTTGCAGGATTGTCTTCAAATGTTGCTAAGTTAACATCAAATAATACCACATATGCATATGGCAAAACTGAAATTGGTTTGAACGTCAACACCGCATTGGTATCAAACAATACCACATATGCATATGGCAAAACTGAAATTGGTTTGAACGTCAACACCGCATTGGTATCAAACAATACTCTTTATGTTGGTTCAGTAACAGCTGCTAATGTTGTTTCTAATTCTCAGCTATCGAGTAATTTAGCTAATTATGCATTACTCTCTGGAGCTACATTTACTGGACCAGTTATTGTAAATGCTAACTTAACAACAAATTCTATCTTTACAGTTGGAAATGCAACAGTTAATACCGTTATATCTGGTTCAACCATAACAACTTCCAATTTAATTAGCAAATACGTTATCGCTAATGGATCATCAGGAAGTTCAAAACAAGTATTAATGTCGGGTGGAAATTCTGCTAATGTTTATTGGCAGTGGACAAATCAACATTTTGCATTAGGTGCTAATCTATCATTAAATGCTACATCAACGTCTGCTCAAAGTTTATTTGGTGTTGGTGTTCAAGTTGCTAATAATTCAAGATATGCTATTTCAATGATAGGTACTATGGCATCTACAGGTGGTGGTCCAGCTGGTGCAGGCAATATAGGATTTGGTTTTGGTGGTACAGCAAATTTATCAAGCGTGTATTATCAAACTACTACGTCAGTTGATACCACTGAAACTGGTGGAGCAGCACCTCAATTAGCCGCTTTCAGATTAACGAGTAATTTTATTGCAAATTCATCCGTCAATCAAGTAACTAATTTTAATAAGGCATATATGATGTTTAATGTTCAAGGTATAATAAGTGTTGCAAATGGCGGAACATTAATTCCACAATATGATTCAGATCATGCACCATCAACGCTTACCCTTCTTGCTCTTTCATCTGTTACTTTAGAACTTCTTGGTGATGATAGTATAGCTAATTCTGTGACCGGAAATTGGGCATAATAAAAGTTTAAAATAAAAAAGGCTCCAGTTTTTGGAGCCTTTTCTTTACCAAGTATTTACAGTGCTACCTCGATGAGCACGTTTTACCTTTTTCAGCACATCTCGAAACCCAGAATCAGGTTTCCTGATACCCAAACGTGTTGGGTCTGCAAGAGTCATACTTACCAACAACTGTTGCATATTAGGGTTTGCTTCTTTATAAGAATCCAACTCAGAGATAGGCATCGAAAGAATTGATTCTTCATTGGTATCCTTATTAAGGAAAGTGTAATTAGCCATTAAGACTTACACCCTTCTTGGCCCAAAATTTACGAACATCTTCGTTGTTTAGAGGATTCAATCCCTGTGCAAGCATATCTAGCTTGACTTGATCACAAAGGAGAGGAGCCTTCTCATTTATGATCATTGTGTGATTGTTGTTTTTTGGATCATACTTATTCAACCCATCAACAATAAATACTGGTTCAGACATTTGTTAATTCTCTCTTTATTTTGTTGTGTAAACGGTTAAATGCTTTCTTATCACTCTCAAGCAAAAGTTGCATTACGAATTCCATACCTTGCTTCTTTCCTCTAAGATAATAGAGTACAGAAACAAACATGAGCATAAAGGTTAGTCCTGATGCAGCTGCAATAGTTTCAAACATTAATCTTCCTCATATGACATGAGACGATCCACATTCTTTGAACGTAAAGCATTTTCATAATTGCGATATTGTTTGTGTTCTTTGCTTCTCTTGATATCCTTAAGAGAAACTTCTTCCTCTTCCATCAAGTAGGCATAACCTCCTTGATTCTTCTTCTTCATATCCGACTTTTTAATTTGTTTGCTCATCTGGAAGTAACCCTGGGAAAGCAGTTGCGACTAGGTTTTTAGTAAGTCCCTTAATAGGACTCTTCTTGTCTTTCATAGCAAGGACTAATTTTGCTTCTTCCTTGTTTATGTTTTCAAGAAGGCTGACGAAGATGGCTTCACGCTTTTTCTGAGTGATGGTATTATGCCCACCTTCTACAAAAAGATAAAACTTTCGGGCTTCGGTATAGAGTCTTCCCGGTTCTTCAAATTCTAAAGGATTGTACGGAGGATCACCCTTTGGCAACAAAAATTTGATATTAGGATCAAACATGTGCTTCAAAACTGCATAAATTGCAGGATGACCATTTGCACGTAGTGCTTGAATCTTTTCTTCTTTTTTTTCAAATTCACAACACTGTTGTAATGTATTATATATCGATGGTTTTGACATTTTTTAAAACTCGCCTACGTTTTCCATGAGATTTTTTAGTTTGTACTTTATGAAGTAGTTGAAGATTTTTGAACGATCTTTACCTGATTCTTCTTCGTATTTAGATAATACTTGCTCTTTAATATGAACGGGAATCATCGATAAGTCAATCAATTGTTTGTTTCTTTCAAAAGGAATAGCATATTGTTGATCAGAATAATCATTGTACAACTGATCAATTTTCTTTTGAGTCAAAGGCTTCTGGCGTTTGTTACTAACAAAAGTATCACCATCAGAAAGTATGTTAGGTATGCCATCGCTGGAATCGCCCTTACAAATGTGTTCAAAAAGATATTTTTGCGGGTCGTTATGACTGATCCATTTTTTTCGTGTAGGATCATATTGATTCACATAAGAAAACTTGTGAAGTTGGATATAATCTTTATCTCCTGAAAGAATAAGAATATCTTCACTTGAATCTGCATTCAATACCAAAGTAGCAATGATATCATCTGCCTCTGCAGATTCAATTTGAATCACACGATAAGGAAAAAATTCACGAAGTTCTGACTTGATCTTGTTAAAAACTTCAAACACATGAGTCCAGTTAATCTCAGAAGCATCTCGTGTCTTCTTTCGATTAGCTTTATAATATGGAAAATGTTGTTTGCGCCAGTAGTTTTTATCATCACATGCGATTACCATATCACCAAATTTGTTTCCAAATTGTTGTCTATAGCTACGAAGTGAATTTAGAACCATGTGTCTGAACAATCCCTCATCAATAGGGATGTTTGTGTGGTTTCCAAGTTGCATCATCAAATTCGAGATCATGACTTGATTGAAGTCAATAATAATCATTTACTGTTGTCCATACATTATATATGTGTATCTTTATTGCGGATTCAAGGACTCTTCAATTTTTTCTTCAAGCTCACGCTCAATTTCTTCAGAAATAGTAACTGTCTTATCGATCAAAGAATGCATAGGATGATCTATGTTCTTCATTCTATATAGCATTGCCTGTAAAACTTCTTCAAAGAAAAATGCATCACGGATAAATTCTGGAGAAGACTTTGGAACCAAACCATAGTTGCTAATAATAGCAAACACTGCTTGGAAAACATCATCAGCAATTTCATCACAAAAAATCTTTCTCACTTCTTCAATCTGAGTGATTGTTTCTTCGAGTGAAGCTGGATTACCAACTTCACTTTTCTTTTTCTTATCTGGAAACTGTATAATTTTGTTTGTCATTTTTCACCTCACCACTTTCAATAGGATCGTACTACTATTTAGGCGGTCAACAAATTTGAGTTGATCGGTGTTGATGGTATCAAACAATTTCCTGAGAGCTACCTTACCAGAAGAAGTCACTAACTTAAGAATTTCATCAGTCTTACGTCCAATCTTCTTAGACATAGAGGTATCAGCATCATATCCACCAATTGCGGTGCGATTGACTTCTAGACCAGCTGGACCTCTTGCACGGAACACAGAGAGCACTTTGCTCTTCGTATTGTAGGTCCACAGTTCCTGTGCTCCCAAGACACTCTCAGGATTGACAGAGGAGATTTTGAGCGATGTATCCTCCTTCTGGTACTGAAAGACCTTAAGCTTCTTCGCTGGGCTCACAGCCTTCTTCTTACGAGGCTTACGAGCTTTGCGGAGATTGCCACTGTGTTTATCGCAGTCATCCACGATACCAGTGTACAGAACAAGCTTTGCCTTCATCTGAGGCTTGGTGAAGGTGCTATATGCCTCTACCAGCTGCGGGTCTTTTTTGGCAATTGCATCAGCAATCTCTTGCTGAATGGGACGATAATAGTCAGCCACCCGTGTCGAGAGCGAAGCAGGGAAGTTGTTGCTCTGGAGGGAGGAATACATCGAGAAATCGATTGCACCACCATCAATGATGGCTTCGATCTCGCCAATGAATTCAGAGACCTTATTGGCCATATGATCCTGAACCGAAAGACGAACCACATTGTCGTCTTTCTTTTCCTGTTCTGCATACTTCATGCAGTCGAAGATGCTATCCTTTGCACGATCAAGCATTTCCTGATCGACAGGTCCGCCCCGACTATAGATACGAACCACAGCTGCGGCAGTGCGAGGAATACGCACGAGAGGAACACGAGCGAACTTCTTGACTTCCCCATCAGCCTTGACAGACTTGAGATAGTCATTGATGTAGAGGCGAAGCTCTTCCTCTTCCGCCATCGTGTTATACCAGTTGAAGGCATTGTAGACGAACTTGTATCCATCTTCGCCCCAAGTTGGCTCATCGCCATAGTACTTTTTGTTGATGTAGAAACTTTCGCCCTTGGTGACACGTATCACCTTCTTCTTGGTAGCGATTGTCGCAGCTCTTTTAGCCATGTGGCTATCTCCGTTGTTGATGTACTCATTATAGTCATTATGTAGGCAGTGTCAACCAAAAAAATCGACAATTTTCTTCTTTTTTAATAAAAAAAGATGTTGACCCTAAAGCTGGTTGTGATAATATCTTTATATCGGATCACGGAGTTGACCAATGACCAACCTCAATGCATGGCTCGAAACAATCGTCGGTCTCAAGACTGAAAAGGGTGCCATGAAGCGTCTGGAGAATTGCCTTGAGACCATCAAGGAGAATGGCTCCAAGTACATGATCTACCGCAAGATGGATGGAACTTTTGTTCCTCTGGTCATTGCTTCCAGCAAGGATTGGGCAGTTGGTGCTTATGCCCACAAAGGTATTTGCGTCACAAACTGAAAATAGGTGTTGACAGGGGGGAAACCCCCTGTTACATTGAATCATCAAAACGGAGATGAGACATGTTCACCGTCACCTACACCTACTTCAAGAGCTACAAGCACGAAAAGTCCTTCAAGACCTATCAGGCTGCTAAAGGTTTCTTCAATGTCATCAGCCGCAAGGCTAACGTGACACAGACAGAAATCCGTGCTGTCAGCGACAAGAACCCTTCTATGAACTCTAAACTGTTCGCATAAGGAGATTTCTATGGTCAAGCTTGTGAACATCTCAAACATCTACGCCTACAACGTCATTGGGCTCTACGAGACCTATGATGCTGCGATTGAGTACGCCAAGACCTACCTGTACGCTTTTGCCTTCGAAGAGGACAAGGATAACCTTGGCTTTTACGATGGTATCACCACCAATGGTATGCAACTCGTCATCGAACCCGTAAAGTAGGAGATAAATATGACTAGTGATCAAATCGACACCAAGGTTGACAATCTTGTTACACTTCTCCAACTAAATGGAGATATGTACACCATTGGCTACCTGATATCTTTCATCAAGTCCAATGCCTATTTCATGGACACGGATCATCTAGAAAACTTCAGAAGCCGCCTTGAGTATCACACATCAAAGGCGATTCAAAGGATAGGAGAAAATGCGAAATCTGACAGCAAAATCCCTGTCTGAACGCCAGTTTCAGCAAAAAATTGTTGCTCCCAAGAAGGGTAAGGGAGCATATACAAGGAAAATCAAGCACTTAGAGAGGGGATAATTCCCCTCTTTTTTTATATAAACGCTTGACTCTTCCTATAGGGATGCTAATATGAATCATAGACAAAGGAGATGGACATGGGTTATCTGGCAACTGAATCTCAGGCTGATCTGGAATATTCCCGCAATGTAGGCTTCGACAATCAGGATAGGGCTTGGATTCTCTCTGATCGTGACGTTTGGTATCCTAACCCCTTCTACACTGGTCCTAAGCAGCCTCATCCAGAAGATGATCATTATGAGGATGATGATCAGGCTTACGAGAATTCTCCGGTTTTTGCTATCGCCACCTATGACAATGATCAAGAAATTCCTTTCTGAGGAGAGAAAAATGACCAAAGTCATCAGACTCCCAAACTCTACGAAACTCCAGTCTAAGATGCTCAACTACATTCTCAGAGTCATAAATGACAAAGGTAAAGTGGTTGAAGCTTGGCAATACGAAGGCTACTCTGGTCATGCCATGTGGGATGTAGAATCCGACTATAAAACTCTTTTTCCCAAGGAAAGCGGCTACACCATTGACTGGTAGGAGAGAAATCTCCTACTTTTTTTATGAAATAAACAGTTGACGACATCTGTCAGTATGCTAATATGAATCATGAACAGAGGAGATGCGGACATGACTTCACTTGACGAACGCATGAACGAGGGTATCGACCGGCTGATCGCTCGGCTTGAAGAGATTAAAGCTCGTAAAGGTTTATACTCGACAAAGGCATATGAGGTTGCTGCAGTGGCGCTTGATGCCAAGAACTACGCCGACTACTGGGAATACAAGCTCACTGACTGGGCTAACGACTGAGGAGAATGAACATGTCTCAGATAGACACCGAAACCACTACTTGGAATAAAGTCATGTCAGCCCCTCTTTTTGTTGAGGGATTTAAAGATGCCATGACTGGTGTTTCTTTTTATGAAAAGCACGATAAAATGTCAGATTGGCAACAATATCCATATGAGCGTGGAAGACATTTCTTTTTTGCTCTTGGATACTCGATAAAGATCAAACAGGGTAGAGGAATATCCAAACTAGCATTGGGATGGTTTCGATATTTTTATACAAATAAAATTATTCTATAGGAGGTTAATATGGAAATCGTTGACAATTATCGTCTTGATGATATATCTGGGAGAATAAACTCTCTCAGAAAAAGAATTCAAGCACTCAAGAAAGTTATGAACGAAGCAAACAAGAATACAGAATTCTTCTTTGAAAAGGAACCTATCAATGACTCTTACCACAAAACAGCAAAAGTTTAAGGATACATATCTCGAAAGCCTGATGGAATGTATCCAAAAGTATCCAAATGATTATTGTTATGGGATTGATGAAGCTGTAACAGTATGCGATAAAATGTTCATTGCATTCATGCGTCATTCTGCAAATAAAGATGGAAAAGCTGTAAAAAATACGTGTAAGAAACTTGGAATTCCTTACACGTATAAAGGTATTGGGGAATATCTTGGAGTTAATTACTAATCAAACTAGTGAGTAAATTTTCCCATTCGGTTTTCCTCTTATGCCACCCATAAAAATAATCAAAGTATTGTTTCTGGAAGTCTAGATATGGGTCTAGACTTCCATCATTTTTTTGTACATTCACGATTGCATTGCTGAGTGTATGAGCAAACTGAAGTGCATGATGGTTCTTGTTCTCATTGTATGGATACATCATAGCAAACCCAGCACAGGTTTCTGGAAGACCAGCAAAGTTAGGACACACAACGATATTTTTTGCAGATAAAGCCTCGATAGCAGCGAGACAACTTGTCTCAGGCCAAATAGAAGGATAAGCAAAGATATGCGAACGAACAAGAGCTTCACGAATTTCTTCGTTAGAAACTGATCCATGATATGTAATTTTTTCATTTGACCTACAACGATCAAATAATTCCTTATATTGGTCGTCCCTTTGCTCCCAACCATAAATCTTGAATGAAGAATATACATCAAGATGAATATTATCAAACATTTTGCATAGTTCTTCAAAGACAGGAACAAGAATTTCTAATCCACGATGTGGTGTTGTATGATAAATCAGACGAACTGTACCATCATACACTTTTTTCTCTACAGGAATAGGCTCAATTGCATTCTTGATGACCATACATTCCTGATAAGGAAGACCAGAAGTAAGATTGTATAACTGCATTTGCCAATCAGACACACAAACAATCTTATCAAACCTCTTTCTAGAAGAAGCATCTGTCAAATGTTCTGATTCTGGATCATTGGGCAGATCGTGCAACCAAAGAATCTTCTTCTTATCAGGATCAAGGTCTCTGACACGAGAAGGAATTATTTGAAATTGATTGAGAAGATCAGGAGATAATGAACTATGCAATCTTTCTTGCATGAGTTCTGTGCCGCCACGGGCGTTTTGGTTTAATTCATTCTTTTCCATCACAGTATCCTCATAATAATTTAAAAATTTTATTCTTTTGTCTTGATAAAACTTGGTAGAGTTATTTCAGTTTTTTCATCTTGAATTTTTAAAAGCATTCTTGCACACAATGTTAAGATACTCCAAGCACAAAATCCAATCAAAGCACCAGAAAGAAGAATATTATCATTTGACATAGGTAAATTATAATATTCAATTCCAGGGATTGATCCTATAATTGCTGTAGCTGTACTTACGCTAGAACGTATAGCAGCATCCCACACATTTTTAGGTCTATAAAATGCCATGAACGTAGCTCCACCAACAAAGCCTCCAACACCAGATAAAATTTTTCCTATCATAGGAGTTATAATAAAATCGGACATTGGAAAACTTTCTGTTTTGTTTCGTATAACATATTTATATTTTTTAAAAATTGTCGTCTTTGCCGGTAGTTTCTTCGATATATATTTCAAGATCGTTGAATCCACCAATAGCTACATCATTATTTAGGATGTATGGGGCGCTCTTTACGTTAGGATATTGTGCAATAAATTCGTTTACTCCAATATCTTCTCCGATAGTCAAATATGTGAATGGAATCTTCTTCAACTCAAGAAGATTCTTTGCCTTAGTACAATACCCACAATTATGTTTTCCGTATACGGTAATCATGCGCCAATTTCCTTGATAGCTCTCTTCCAAGGACCAAATGCACGAGGATCATTACCTTCAATCCGAATGAACTTTTTATTTGTCTCATTCTTGTTTGGATTCTCAACTGTAATCATGGTACGCTTCCCCTTGCTCCACATCTTTAACTGACGAAGCAAAGTTGTTCCTGCAGTAACATCTCTACGAACTGAATTGCTAGTCTTTCTTGAAATTGTTGGCTGGCTACCGCTAGAAGTATACCCTGCTCTTGTCTTCTTCTTACCCATAATATATCACCTTTCCGCTAATGAACTTACTGTTGTCTCATATGTAGTTTCACAGACAATGCATTTCATATATACAGTGCCTTTTGTACTAGTAAAAAAATTTTGAATGAAGTCTGTGATTATCAAACTTCTGGTTCCAATTTGACATGAGGGACATTCACCAACTACGGACATGACCCCCATATCATTTATGACACGTATTGGTTTATTACTTCTTCTTGGTATTTCGAACAACTGTTTTCTTTACCTTTTCAGCTACCTGATTGACTTCTTCTTCAGCCTTCTTGACTGTCTTCTTTGCCTTTGTAGCTACCTTCTTAACTTCCTGCTTTACTTCTTCTTCAACCTTAGCAACTTCAACCTTGATCTCTTCTTCGATCTTAGCGACTACGGTTTCTACCTTGGCTTCAATAGTCTTAGCAAGCTCTACAGTTGCTTCCTTTGTTTCAGCAACAATAGCAGTTTCAACCTTAGTAATAGCATCTTCAAACTTCTTGACTTCTTGCTTGATTTCTTCTTCTACAACCTTCTTAGTTCTAGGCCAAATTAACCAACCAATAATACCAAAAGCAATTAATACAACAAACAATTCCATTTTATCATCTCCTCATATATTTTTCAAGTGTGCCTTATGCACTTTAACTTGTATCCAACAATTATAAAAATCTTCACTTTCCAAAACTTTTAGGTCAAATTGATATTTCGCTTCGAAATAATTGCACTCACCTTTTGTTTTACAAAGACGAAGTATTTCTCGTTTAAAGTTTGATGCACCCACTTGAGCAACATCTTCTTGTAGTTCTTTATTGGAACCATAATATGTTTTCCAATCAGATTCTACCAGACTTCTTTTCTTTTTTCCCTTAACTTGTTTTGTCTTGGTCTTTTTAAGAAGCTTCTTACCTATATATCTTCTGTTATTAGTAAGGTTTGTAATTTGATATACAAACCCAACATAATTATCAATTATATCGGATTCAATTATTGTAGAATCATGTAACCACGGATTTTCATAAGACATATAGGGTTCTCCTTCAACCCTATTTAGTTGTACTGTTATGGGTCTATTGCACCATCATCATCATCGTCATACCAATCACCATCATCTTCATATCTTAACTTTGAACCACAAAATGGACAAAATTCTGGGTCTGTGATGTTATCATGTATAACTTGAAATTCTGCTTCACACTCGCTACATGTAATTTCCTTATCGCTCATTATTCTCTCCTTAACAAGTAACTTTAATTTGGGTTGGACATTGCGGGTTATTGCATACGAATGACATAGCTTTATTTAGTTCGCTGCCCATACCACAAACGCTGCAACCTTGATACACAGTCGGTGGCCAAAGATTAGTTGTTCTTGGATAATCTCTTGGCCATTGAATGTCCATTGTTTGTGCTGGTTTGGTTGTATCAGGAACGTAAGTGTTATCTTTATGAAACTCTTGCTTTGCTGCTTCCCAACCAGCTTTGAAACCAAGTTCATAAGGAGACGGTGGCGCAAACTCTGACATAAATTTAACACAACGCTCCATAAGCGCATCATACTTATGTTTGTAATTTTCAGTCATCTTTTCCCTCCAATGCTTTGCGGGCGATTACGATGCGTTCAGACAATATCTGCGCAATGTTGAGCGTGTTGATCACAGAACTCTTTGACCATTCAATTTCATATTCTTCTGCTACCTTAACCAACGCTGCCTCCAACTCCCTAATGCGGTCGGCGGCCTCATCTAGCTCGGCAATTCCTTCATTGCGCAGCCGCTTCACAAGATCATCAGTCATTCAGGCACCTTTAGCTTTGCATCTTGCATCATGCGGGCGGCAATCAGGTCAGAAGATGACGGGGCGCAGTTGTTCATCTCGCACCATTGATGGTATGCGGCCAGCCATTTGGCATCATCCTTTGTGACCGACTCCAGCTTTTCGATGCGGTTGTTCAGTCGAACATTTTCTTTAGCAACAGCTTCAGCAAATTGTTCAACTGGCATTTCAAGTTTATCAATCATATTTTTCTCTCCAATGCTTTTTCCGCAACAGCACAAGCATATCTATTTCTAACCATGTATGGTATTTCTTCAGAGTTTAGCGTTACGACAACATCACTCAATGTTTTTTCTAGCTCCTTGATGCGAACAGCAGCCTTGTTGAAAGCGTCAAAATAGAGTTTTGTCTGCCCTTTCAATTTTTCGTTGTGTTCATTCAAACGAATATTTTCTTTAGCAACAGCTTCAGCAAATTGTTCAACTGGCATTTCAAGTTTATCGCTCATATTAAAGTTCCTTTGTATTTACATTTATCCCCGTGATATCTTGCAAAAATATTTGGCTGGATTTCTTTATCACAGTGTTCGCATTTTTTCTTGGGTGTGTTTATTCTATGTTGCCTTATTTTTTCACGAGTTTCTTCAGAAACAAATCTACCAATCATCTTTTGCCTTATTTTTTCTTTTTGTAAATCTGTTTTTGTTCTACCTTTATTCATTAAACCCATACGTTTACTATTTTCAATTTGATTTTCGTTCGCCTTTTTACCAATATTCGATTCAGATATTTTTCTTTTTGACTCTTCTGAATGTTTTTTTGGTCCAAACCCACCACGTTCTAATTGAATTTTTCTACGGTTTTCAATTTGATTTTCCCAGTCATCACCATATATATCTTTATATGTTTTACCTTTATGATTTGGTGGTCTTGAATCTTCGCAAATATTCAATAAAATACCACCATCATCATAACCTTTTCTGCCGTATAATTTTATATATTTCTTTTCTAATTCATACGCTTGATCTTCATCAATAATATTTTCTACAATATAATGAATTATTGGCGGAGTACCAGCTTGTTTCAATGATTCAATTTTGTTCTTAAATCTTGTTTTATTTTTAGGCGATTTAACAACATTCATCATATGATCTGTTGCTCTTGTTCCTTTACCTTTTCCAATATAGAAAGGTTGATTATTTGTCGGATCAGTATATCTGTATATGTAAAACATTTAAGCCTCCTGTTTATTCTATTTATACAAACAAGAGACTTAAATTACCTATTACAAAGAGAAATTCTTAAATGAATCTTCTCTTATATCAAGTTTAACTCCTCCAGAAATATAACTTGACAGTTCCGTTTCTTGAGGCGCAACTTGTACATCAGAGCCACTGATCCACTTCTGCGTCCAAGGCAATGGATTAGATCCACCCTTGTATGTAGTAGGCAATCCAATAGCAGTCATTCTTTTATGACAAATCCACTCGATGTATTGTCCAAGTAAAATTTCTGAGAGACCAACCATCGACCCGTCCCTGAATAGATAACTTGCCCATGCCTTTTCTTGCTCAACAGCGCTGTTAAATAGGTTGATGCATTCATCTCTTGTTTCTTCTGCAATTCTGGCGAAGTCTTCATCTTCTTTCGGTAGTGCCTTGAGTAGCTGTTGTGTTCCAGCGAGATGCAGGTTTTCGTCACGAGCGATAAACTTAATGATTTTTGCATTACCTTCCATCCTCTTGACTTCCGCAAATGCCCATGAACATGCAAAAGATACATAAAACCTAACACCTTCAAGAACATTAACAGACATCAATGCAAGCCAGAGAGCCTTCTTGTGCTTGTATTCCGTATCCCTCTCATATTGATTCTTTGGCAAACTATTCCACCAAATCAAATCATCATAGTACTTGGAAATATCACCAGCGCATTCCACAATCTCTGGAATATCCATTATCTCATCAAATATCTTGGAAGGGTTTGGATAAATGTTTCGTATGATGTGCGTATAGCTGCGTGAGTGGATGGTCTCTGAGAACGCCCAAGTTGTGATCCAGGTTTCGAGTTCAGGTAAACTACAAATAGGTCC